CACAAGTATCTAACATAACCGATCTTTGCAAATAGATGGATTCAGTTATTGAAAAACTGGTGGCTAACCACGACCGCATGGTAAATCAAATCTACGATGACATGAACGAGCGTAAGAAGGATACCTTGAGCGATATAAAAGAACTACACTCTAGAATCACAACAGTTGATAGAAATCTAACAGATAAGTTAGAATTAACTGAGCGCAGAATCATGGATGAAATTAAGTCATTGCGCGAGGATATAGCGGAACACAACAAAGTGGAAGATAGAGAATTGAAAAAAATCCTACAATGGAAGTGGATGGCTGCCGGTGGTGTTGTTGCATTGGCATGGGTATTCTCCCATATTAACCTAGATATGTTATCCAAGTTGTTTAATTAACATAATTTGACATTTCACTCAGATGAGTGTATAATCAACGGTGTTAAGGTTGATATGAAGATAATGGATTTATACTATGAGCATGTGGATCGATCAGAAATTTATAGGGGCATTGTCTCCTAAATTAGATAAGTTTGCCCGTAAGGGTGATTACTTATACAACTTTCGTTGCCCTATCTGTGGCGACTCCCAAACAAACAAGAACAAGGCTCGCGGATATGTATTCGCAGGCAAGGGTGGACTTTACTTTAAATGTCACAACTGTGCCGCATCAATGTCTCTTGGAAATCTCATCAAAGCAGTTGATCCTGCACTCTATAAAGAATACAGTTTGGATAGATATAAGTCCGGCGAGACAGGGCGTAAAGCACATAAAGATCATGGGTTTGTTTTCAAGCCTGTTACTTTTGGTAGCAACAAAACTGAAACGTTCAAAGGTGTTCTGGTTGCACTTTCATCATTACCCGAATCGCATGAAGCAATTCGTTATGTGAAATCTAGACAGATTCCAGAGAACAAATATAATTTACTCTACTATGTAGATGATGTGTCGAAGTTAAAAATTCTTGCACCAAGTTATGAGGAAAAACTTGTCACGAATGAACCTAGAATTGTCATGCCTTTTTATGATGAGGAAGATAATCTAGTTGGCTTATCGTGTCGCGCAATGCGAAATGAAAAGCAAAGATACGTTGTAGTAAAGATTAAAGACGATTTGCCTTTCTTATTCAACATGAATGGTATAGATAAAGAAGATACTGTTTTTGTGACTGAAGGTCCTATTGATAGTTTATTCTTACCTAATGCGGTTGCGGTTGGTAACTCTAATCTCAAATATGCACTGGATAAGATTGACGGAAGCATAGTTTTAGTGTATGATAATGAACCTCGCAACAAAGAGATTGTTCGAGAAATGAAAGTTGCAATTGATGCAAATGCGTCAATTTGTATCTGGCCCAAAGACGTAAAAGAAAAAGATATTAATGATATGGTACTTGCAGGAAAAACGCAGGATGAAATCATCCATACAATAAATAAAAATACTTTTTTCGGACCGCAAGCACTACTTGAATTTAATAATTGGAGAATGACATGAAAGTTAGATTGGTTAGTTATTCACAGATCGATAAGGAAAGCGACAATGATATTGAACAGTTACTATCAGCACAAGACTTGGTGGCCTACTGCGCCCGTGTATCGAATCCAAGCAATCAGTCCAATACCGAGTCTTCAGAAAGACTCATCAAATACCTCATCAAACACAAACACTGGTCACCGTTGGAAATGGTCTCAGCCTGTCTTGAAGTTGAAACCACAAGAGACATTGCAAGACAATTACTACGCCATCGATCCTTCTCCTTTCAAGAGTTCTCCCAACGATATGCTGACCCTACTCAAGAACTCTCTTTCGTTCTTAGAGAAGCACGATTGCAAGATACAAAAAATCGACAAAACAGCATCGCAATAAGTGACGATACATTTCAACGTGCGTGGGAAGTAAAACAAGAACATGTGATTCGTGCGGCTAAACATGCGTATGAATGGGCTATACAGAATGGTATAGCAAAAGAACAAGCAAGAGTTGTGCTACCAGAAGGTAACACAGTATCAAGATTGTATGTGAATGGAACTCTCCGTTCATGGGTACATTATATTGACTTGCGTTCCGAAAACGGAACACAGTTAGAACATATCGAGGTCGCTAAAGCATGTGCTGAAGTGATTAGTAAAATTTTTCCAATGATTAAAACAATAAGAGAGCAAGAATGACAACTGGTACTGTAAACGGAATTAAAGTAGACTATAATAGGGATCAACTATTTGATGAACTAGGAATTAAGAGATTAAAAGAGAGTTACATGCGCGAGGATGAAAACTCGCCACAGGAGAGATTTGCATATGTTTCTAAGGCTTTTGGGACAGATAGTGGACACGCGCAAAGGCTTTATGAGTATTCTTCTAGACATTGGCTTTCTTATTCTACTCCCATTTTATCTTTTGGTAGGTCTAAGCGTGGTCTGCCTATATCATGTTTTCTACCATATCTTGATGACTCCGCTGAAGGTCTTGTTGACACTCTATCAGAAGTTAACTGGCTAAGCATGTTGGGAGGAGGTGTAGGGATTGGAATTGGAATTCGTTCGTCTGACGATAAATCTGTTGGCGTTATGCCTCATCTACGCACTTATGATGCTTCTTCTCTTGCTTACAGGCAAGGTAGAACCCGTAGAGGCAGTTATGCTACTTACTTGGATATTTCCCATCCTGATATTCTTCTCTTCTTAGAAATGAGAAAGCCAACGGGCGATCCCAATCTTCGCACATTGAATCTACATCACGGCATTAACATTCCAGATTCTTTCATGCAGATTATTGAACGTTGCATGATTGATAAAGATGCGGATGATTCATGGGAACTCAAAGACCCACATGATGGTACTGTTCGTGAAGTTGTTTCTGCAAAAGAACTTTGGCAACGTGTGCTGGACATTCGTATGCAAACAGGTGAACCATACATACACTTCATTGATACAAGCAATCGTGCAATGCCAGAGTTTCAAAAGAAACTTGGGTTGTCAATTCGTCAAAGCAATTTGTGTTCTGAAATTATTCTTCCTACAGATAAGAAACGTACCGCAGTATGTTGTCTATCTTCATTGAATCTTGAATACTTTGATGAATGGAAAAACGATAAACAATTTCTGCGTGATGTTGCAGAGATGCTAGATAATGTGTTACAATACTTTATTGATCATGCGCCATCTACAGTCAAACGCGCAAAATATTCTGCAACAAGAGAACGCTCAATTGGCATTGGTGCATTAGGATTTCATGCTTATCTACAGAAAATAAACACACCATTTGAATCTGCACAAGCAACAGGCACAAACATTAAAATCTTTAAACACATTCGCCAGGGACTAGATGAAGCAAATCTTCAATTGGGCAATGAAAGAGGAGAAGCACCTGACGCGGAAGGTACTGGCAAGCGTTTTAGTCATGTTATGGCTATTGCTCCTAACGCAAGCAGTTCGATTATTATGGGCAACACCTCGCCAAGTATTGAACCCTTCCGTGCAAATGCTTATAGACAAGATACACTCAGCGGCTCGTCACTAAACAAAAATAAGTACCTTGATAATATCATTAAGGAGAAGTGTAATGGAGATGATAAACACGACTACAATGAGATTTGGTCCTCAATCATCGCTAACGACGGATCAATTCAGCACTTGGAACTATTCGATCAATGGACAAAGGATGTATTCAAAACTTCCATGGAGATTGACCAAAGATGGCTTGTGGATCATGCGGCTCACAGACAAAGTTACGTTGACCAAGCGCAGTCCCTCAATCTGTTCTTTAGACCTGATGTTAATGTGAAGTATCTTCATGCTGTTCATTTCATGGCATGGAAGCAAGGACTCAAAACACTTTATTACTGCCGTTCTGAAAAGATTGGTAAAGCAGATAAAGTTGCAAAGCGCATTGAGCGTGAAGCAATTAAAGAACTTGATATGAAAGCAATTATTGAAGGCGATACGTGCCTTGCGTGTGAAGGTTGATTATGACACCATTAGAATGGGCTGTTATATTTTTTAGTGTAATGTTTGTTCTATCTCGAATTCGTATTCGAGTTGTAAAAGAGGAAGAACCAAAAGAACATGGAGGTGAATTGATTGAACAAGAATATTTGAATTCAATCAAGCCACCAATAATTTGTAATACTGAACTTATCAATAACCAGATTTATGTTTGGAATAAAGAAACCGAAACGTTTATGATTCAAGGTAAATCAATGGAAGACATTGTTGAATATTTTACGCAAAACTTTCCAGGCAGAAAAATCGTATTAGTAGAGAAAAGAGAAAAATGATTAAAAAGACAGAAACACGATTGACGGATACAAGAGATTCGTTTAAGCCATTTCATTATCCGTGGGCATACGATGCTTGGCTAAAGCACGAACAGTCTCATTGGTTGCATACTGAAGTGCCTATGGCAGAAGATGTAAAAGATTGGAAGAAAAAATTAACTGATGAAGAAAAGCGTTTTCTCACAAACATCTTTCGTTTCTTTACACAAGGGGACATTGACGTTGCTGGTGGCTATGTAAATAACTATCTTCCATACTTTCCTCAACCTGAAGTTCGCATGATGTTGATGGGATTTGCCGCCAGAGAAGCGTTACACATTGCCGCATACTCTCATTTGATTGAGACATTAGGTATGCCTGAATCCACGTATGCAGAATTCTTAGAGTATTCTGAAATGAGAGAGAAGCACGAATATGTTTTGAACATCTCTTCGAAAAATGGAACGACAGAATCTACTGCTACACATATTGCCGTGTTCTCTGCATTTACTGAAGGTATGCAGTTGTTCTCCTCATTCATCATGTTGTTAAACTTTCCTCGCACAGGCAAGATGAAAGGTATGGGACAGATTGTTACTTGGTCAATTGTTGATGAGACACAACACGCAGAGTCAATGATTAAACTGTTTAGAACATACATAGAAGAAAATCGCGAGATTTGGAATGATGAACTCAAAGGAAAAATCTACACGATTGCAGAAAGAATGGTTCAACTAGAAGATAAGTTTATTGATCTTGCATTTGGTATGAATAAAATGGAAGGTCTTACTAATGAAGAAGTTAAACAATACATTCGATACATTGCAGATCGCCGCTTGATTTCTCTAGGTATGAAAGGCATCTTCAAAGTTAAGAAGAATCCTCTACCTTGGGTTGAAGAAATGATTAACGCACCAACTCACACTAATTTCTTTGAGAATCGTGCAACAGATTATGCAAAAGGTGCTTTGACTGGTAAATGGGAGGAAGTTTGGGGCAAGGCCGCCTAATGATAGAAATCATATATCTTTTGTTATGCACCCATATTACAATCATTTGCGTTACACTTTTTCTACATAGAGGTCAAGCCCATCGTGGGATTCAATTCAATCCTATTGTAGAACACTTCATGCGTTTTTGGTTATGGTTAACAACTGGTATGATCACTAAAGAGTGGGTTGCTGTTCATCGTAAACATCATAGATTTACTGAACAAGATGGTGACCCACATAGTCCGCGTGTGTTTGGAATATGGACAGTTTTATTTAAAGGTGCATTCTTGTATAATCGTGCATCGAAAGATAAAGAAATGGTAGACACATATGGAATTGGCACTCCTGATGATTGGATGGAGCGTAACGTTTATAGTAAGTATGCTTTTTTGGGTATACTGGTTTTGCTTTTAGGTAATATTACTTTGTTTGGTAGTATCGGCATCGCCATATGGGCGATACAAATGATATGGATACCATTTTGGGCAGCCGGAGTGATCAATGGAATCGGACATTTTTGGGGTTATCGAAACGGAGACACGAAAGACAATAGTAAAAATATTAGTTTTTTCGGTCTTGTCATTGGTGGTGAAGAACTACATAATAATCATCACCTAGATCCAGCAAACCCTAAACTAAGTAAGAAGTGGTGGGAGTTTGATGTGGGTTGGATGTGGCTAACATTACTTGTCAAATTAAATTTAGCAAAAATACGATGAAGGAAATATTATGATGCAAGTCTCTACTCTAATTGAATTGGCTAAAGAAGTCGAAGTAGAAGACCCTATCGATTGGGGGATGTTAAATATTAGCGAAGATGATGCATATAAATTAGTAGCATCTTCTGTTTTAGAAAATTTTAATGAACCTTGGCAGATAGATAAACAAGTCGCAATGCTTGCGACAATCACAAAGTTGACTGTTGAAAACTTTGTGTTAAATATAAAACTATTACAAAAGAGAGAATAATATGAAACTATACATGTTCTTTGCTTTGCTGATTGCAATTGTAGTTCCAGCACATGCACAAAAAACACCACAGGGTGCAACCTATGACGCTAAGATCGTTCGTGTAAGTGACGGCGATACAATTGTCATAGCGGCTCCCTTTCTTCCCGCACCACTCAAGCCTGAACTTGCGGTTAGAATCTATGGAGTTGACACACCAGAAAAAGGACACCGCGCACAATGTCCTTCTGAAGAAAAACGAGGACAAGCCGCAAGCGCATTCACAAAGAATGCAGTTGCAACTACACAAAAACATCAGGTTATACTCTACGGTTGGGACAAGTTCGGTGGTCGTGTATTGGGAGATATCATTCTGAATGGAACAAGCCTTCGTTCGGAATTAATTCGTAATGGTTTCGCTAGAGAATATTTTGGCGATGCAAAACAGTCTTGGTGCAATTAAATGTTTTTAGTTGGCAATATACCAAGAGTTCGTTGTTACATAAGAAAAGAATATCTCTATGACTTTGAAAAAGGTCATGGAGAATATGTGCCGTGTATTTGGGTATCAATCAAGTCAATGAGCCGTAGAGCATTTTTCATTGAATCTTATTTGCCTGAGTATGGCGCATTGTATGATAAACTTCCATTAGATGCTTACGTAAGCAGAAATTCTAATTTAGATAGAGATAAATTTTTACCTCTAGATTATTTACAGATATGGGATTGTTTATCTTATGATTTCACAGTAATACAAAAATCGTTTTTAGCAAATCTGAGTGGAAAATTTTACGCAAAAGATAAACAATGGTATCCTGGCAACTACATGTTTACTGTTGACAATTGTGCGTCAGATGAATACTTAGATATGGGAGATAGTGAAAATCCAGAAGACCATAAATCATATAACTTTTTAGAACTTGAAAATGGTCAGTATGCGGCACAGCCAAATAATCGCTGTATATTTCATGATGCGGCAAGCAATCCTAAAGAACTGAAGTTTCCGGACTTTAAGGTTTGCACTAAGAAATATGTTGTAGAACAAAATCCTAAGTGGGCATTAGGAGACTCTACAACAGTAATGTATGAATAAGAGGAATTAAAACATATGGCACATTACACAGTATTTTGTGAAGATTGCGGTTCTGAATATAACGTTGCAGGACCAGAATTAAGAGATCCACCATCAACTTGCACATTTTGTGGAAGTAAACTTGAAGACACAAACGTAACTGAGCAAGAAGATTTGGGTGAATGGTCTGATGATGATTGGGATAAATTAGCCGATGAAGGCTTAGATGACGATGAGTGGAAGTGGGAAGGTAAAGATTAAAAAATGGAAGAAAAATCCAACTCAGCAAAAGGTAGAGATAGTTACGATACAAATATAGGTAACTCAGTTGTTGCGTTTTTTAATAGAAACGCAACACCTTATCCGACTGAAGTTGGCGGACCAGCGTTTGATCTTATACCAATCACAAAACAAAAGGACATAATGGTTAATGTTGCCCGTATGCACGGACAACAAGAGTATAATCGAATTATGGAATTGGTGACTGTGTTACAGAAACAAGCCGAAAGCATTCGAAGACGGCTAGAAATAACTGACATGGTTCATGCCGCTAAATATGAGTTCCAAACATATCATGGAAATATCTACTGGCTTGTTTTTGATAGCAGAAAACAATTTACTAGATTAGTGATGCATGGTCCGAATGATTGGAGCACCGGTGCTCCTCAAGAGTATAATTACATTTGTCGTGTTAAATGGTTGGGTGATTATACATGGGAAGAAGTTTTTGACTAAGAGGTATGAATGATTATTGCAGGCATTGATTATTCAATGACCTCACCAGCAATCTGTATTTACGATACGGACAAAGAATTCAAATTTGAAAATTGTGATTTTTTCTTTATGACTCAACTCAAAAAGTATGATGATTCACCATTAGACAATGTTCATGGTCAATATTTTGAGTATAATGACAGTATGCATCGATATGACTTGATTTCTAGTTACTTTATTGATAAAATATTAGATATCGGTGTGGTCAGCGTTTTCATCGAAGATTATTCGTTGGGATCAAAAGGCAAAGTATTTCACATAGCAGAGAATACGGGAGTGTTGAAGTACCGATTATGGATGCTTCAAATTCCAGTTGTTGCGGTACCGCCTACCGTGATTAAGAAATTTGCAACCGGTAAAGGTAATGCAAACAAAGAGAGAATGCAAGAGGTATTTGAAGAACAAAATTCCGTTAGACTCAAAGATGTTTTACACATGACTGAGAAGCAATGGAATCCTTCTTCCGATCTAATTGATTCTTATTACATATGCAAGTATGGAGTTCATCACTTGACGAACACTATATAAAAATGTTATAATAACAAAAGTGGAGTATTATGAAGAAAAACAGTTTACTTAATCTTCTTTCAGGTGATGCAGGAGTTGACAGCAAACCCATAGGTCTATTACATACATTCTATCTGAGTGGTACGATAGAAGAATCGAAAGAATATACCGAATGGTTTGATACAATTCGAAACGCAGGAGAGACAGACATTGTTAAAATTCACATA